CGCCGAGCGTAAAAGGCCGTTCGCGGATCGGCCGCAAGTATCAAGATAGCCGGCAGCATCAATACCAGGTGCCGTGCCCCAAATGCGGCAAGTTCCAGGTACTCAAGTTGGCTGGCATCATCTACGACAAACTCCCCGACGGTACGGCCGACGCCGAAATCGCGCGGCAAACCGCCAGGTACGCATGCGATCATTGTCGCTTCGAAATTCCCGACGAGCTGCGGCCGCGAATGATGCGTGCCGGCCGCTGGGCACCGGTCGGCTGTTATGTCGATGCTCGCGGCCGTGTGCTTGGGACTCCGCACCGCGATAGCCAGGCCTGGGGTTTCCAGCTCGCCAGTTACTACAGTCTGCAGCTCACCTGGGGTGACGTCGCCGCCAAATGGGTGAAAGCGCAGGGCAACGTCCGCCTGCTGCAAATGTTCGTTAACGGCTGGGCTTCGGAGGAGTGGGAGCCGTACAAGTCGAAAAGCGACCCCGAAATGGTCGGCGAACGACTGACAACCGACGTCCCTCGTGGCACGGTCCCCAGTGATGCGACATGGCTGTTTGCCGGCGTCGACGTGCAGGATCAGTATTTCGTCTACACTGTGGTCGCGTGTGGGCCGGGAGAGCGATGTTATCTGGTCGATCACGGATACTGCGATTCGTGGGATGAAGTCCGCGACCGCGTGCTGCATCGTGATTTTCCGCACGAGGATGGGACTGCCTCACTGAGGCCCGCGCTCACGCTCGTCGACTCAGGCGACGGCAATCGCACGCACGAGATCTATCGCAAATGTCGCGAGTACTCTACCGCCAGCCACGCCGTGATGCCATGCAAGGGAGCCAACTCAAATTGCAACGGCGAGCCCTACCAGAAGGTGACCATCGGTGAGGGAACCAAAAGCGGTAAGCGGCTGCTTAGGCGGCATGCACTCGCGACTCGCGGTGTGGTGCTTGTCCGCGTGAATCCCTGGTACTGGGAGCCTGTCATCCAAAAGTGGCTCGACGAAACCTCTCCCGGCGAAGCGGAGTCGTTGAGCCTGCCATCGGGAAGCGATCAAGACGATGACCTGCTCACTCAGCTTTGCAACGCCGCGCAGAGCAAGCAGCCCAGCAAAACTGACCCGGACCACCTGATTTGGATCCCCCGCTGGGAAGATAAGCCGAACGACATCAGGGATGCGATCAAGTACGCTCGCTGCGCGATGGAAGTCAAATTTCGGGGTGACTGGCGAATCGCCGAACGCCCGCAAGCCTCTCCGCCCGTGGTGGCTCGGGCGACGCCGACGACGGCCGAACCAGCCGAATCACGGGGCCGCAGTGGCCGCCGCAGCCGGATCCGCGAGCGCCGTAGTCGCCGGCGATGAGCCAGGCGCAGGGGGGCCGAATTGTTGGCAGATTGCAGGCTGCCGCCCGCCTGGACCCTGCGACGCCGATGGCCAAAATCACTGCCGATGCTGACTACACCGACGAAGAACTGCTGGCCTTGGCCCGGCAGAATTTGGCCACGGTGTTCGCCGGGGGCATTGCTAAGGGGATCGGCGGTAAGTCGTTGACCTACGCCAGTGTGCCTCAGATTCGCGCCGAAATCAGCCTGCTCGAGCGTCGCATCGCCGCGCGCAACGGCGGCACAATCGTGCACTCCAGACACCGTCGCCGCTAGATGTTCACCGCCCTCGGCCACGTGGTCGACCAATTCGCCGATGCCTTGAGCCCTCGTTGGGGCCTCAACCGACGAGTCACGCGACTGCGGCGGAAGGTGCTCGACGTCCGCATTGGCAGGGCCGAACGCAAGCTCTCAGGCGGCGGATTCGCTAGCGCCGAAAAATCTCGCGACCAAGAAAGCTGGCTCACGAGCCGATTGTCGCCGGCGTCGGCGCTCGATGCTGACCGCCCGACGATGATTGAGCGGACAGACAGCGCCGTCAAAAACTTCGAACTGGGCCTCTCGCATGTCGAGGGTCGGGTGGTTCGCGTCGCGGGCGTGGGCATGTCACTCGACCCGGTCATCGGCGAAACCGAAGGCTTGATCACGGCCGAAGAGGCGGAACGCCTCAACACCAAGCTCCGCGACACCTGGGAACTATGCGTGGGCCGCATTGGCCGCAAGCGTGAGGCACTGTGGGAGCTGCTGCACCTCTGCGTGCGATATCTCGAACGCCGCGGCGAGTTCTTCTTGCTCGTCGGTGACCAGAACGACCCCCTCTGCCCAGTCGGCATGAAGCTCGAGGCGATCCACCCGGACCGCGTCGATACGCCGCCTGGCAAAGCAGGTGACCCCAAGGTCCGCATGGGCGTCCAGCTCGACGCGAGCAACGTGCCGATTGGTTACTACGTGCGCGACACGCATCCGGGTGACACGCTCGAATACAAAGAGACGTTCACCTACTACCCGGCCGTTTCCTCGAACGGCCTGCCGCGGATGATCCACAAGTTCATCCGTTACGACGATGGCCAGCACCGTGGATATCCACGAATGCAAGTCGGCACGCGCCGCCTCAAGAACGCTGACGAGTACAACGAAGCTGAGCTCGAGCGGGTGTACGTTGCCGCGTGCAATGCGGCGGTGGTCTACACCGAGCTCCCCCCCGATGAGGCGATGGAGGCTTCGGGCGCTGTGATCGATGCCGACGGCAAGCGCGTCCGCGACATGTCGCCTGGCCAGTTTCACTACGTCGGCGCAACCGATCGTGTCGAGTTCAACAATCCGTCGGGTCCGTCGAACACATTCGAGCCGTTTATGGAAAACGAAGCTCGGATGTTCGCCGCTGGCGCTGGCACCTCATACGAGCTGCTCGCCAACAACTGGAAGGGGCTCACCTACTCGGCCGGAAAAATCCTCTGGAACGCCGAAGATGGCACGATCGACGTGCTGCAGCTCTACCTGACAGAGGCGATTCTCGACGTCTGGCGCAACTTCGTCACGCGGTGCGTCATCAGCTCGCGTTCAATCGTCGATGTCGACCAGGTCGCGTTTCGCAGCGAGCCATGGCATTGGTTTGCCGTGCGAGTCATTCCGCCGCGCAAGCGATCGATCGACCCGGCCCGCGAAGACCGCAACGACATGACCAAGGCCGAGGCGGGAATCATTCCCGTGAGCGACCTGGTCGAAAAAGCGAACGGCCAGCCGGCCGACAAGGTCTATGCCCGCATCGAGCGCGACCGCGCCAATCGCCGGAAGCATGGCCTCGAAATCCACATGCCCAACATGGGCCGCGACGAACAAGGAGGCGGTTCGAACAGCTCCCCCACGCAGCCTGGCGACACCAACGAGAAATCGAGCGACGCCAACAGCGATGCTCCAAGCAGCCAGGCTGCAGGAGCGGCGACGTGAGCAAATTCGACTTGGCCAAGTCACCGAAGTTTGATCGCTCCCTCAAGACACCGAGTGAAGATCTCCGCGTCGAGCGCACTGGCGGCAAGTGGGGTGCCGGCGTGATCTACGGGGCCAGCCTGATCACGGTGGGCGAAGCCCTCGGTCATTACACCTGGATCGACCAGGAGTTTATCGAGAGCGTGACCAAACACGCCAACAAACAGAAGACCGGCCTCAAGATTCGCTTCACCCACCCTGGGCTGTCGGGCGATGGCCTTGGCCGATTCATGGGGCGGGCGTTCAACGCGGTGACCGAAGGCGAGCAATCGAAAGCCGACATCCATTTTCAAAAGTCGGCTCACGAAACACCCGATGGTGACCTCGCCACCTATCTCATGGACCTGGCCGAGGAAGACCCGCAGGCGTTCGCGATGTCGATCGTCTTTCGCCACGATCGGGGCGAGGAAGAGCGGCATCGGGCCAAACACAAGGACGATCGCGGGCGGTTTCTGTCGCCTGATCCTCGCAACACGAACAACTTCGAGCATGCTCGCCTAGCCGAGCTGCGGGCTGCTGATTTCGTCGACGAGCCGGCGGCGAATCCAGGCGGGCTGTTCCACCGCGGCCATGAAGTCGCCGAGGAAGCCGAGCACCTGATGAGCTATGCGCTCGGCCTTACCGACGAGCGCCCGGCGCTGACGACGTTCGATGCTGATCCCGATCGCCTCGCGGCGTTCACCAAACGTTTTCTCCACAACAACAAATTGGAAATTAGGAGCCTCGATATGGCTAAAGAGACCGACACCACCAAGCCTGGCGAAGGCTCTGACAAGACCGACCTGGCTGCCACACTCACCAAGTTCGGCGAGGACCTGCTGAGCAAGGTCGATGCCAAGCTCGAAGCATTCGGCAAGGGCATCACGCCAGTCGAGGCCAAGCTTGAGCAAACCGACGGCCCATCCGCCGAACAGGCGGCAACAGCCGAACGCGAGCGCTGCAAGCAGCTTGCGGCCCTCGCCAAAAACTCGGGCCTGGCCGATCACGAGCAGCTCCTTTCGAGCTGGATCGACAAAGGTCTGTCGATCGAGTCCGCCAAGGCCCACATCGGCGAGCTGGCCATCGAGCGCAACAAGCTCTCCAGCGACGGCGGCACACCGGCTGACGATCCCGATGCCAAGTACAAGGCCGAGTACCGCAAGGACATGGCCATCTACCTCAAGCACGGCGTGACTGTTGAGCAATACATCGTCAGTCGCAAAGTCGACGAAGGGCGCGAACTGCTGACCACGAAACAGTAGTCTTCGGCCGCTGCTCCCCATCGCCTCAACAATCCATTTACCACAGTGAGATAGATCATGGCCGTCACGGCAAACCAAATCATCAAGCGGCGCGGCCGCGATGGCAAACTTCGCGAAGTTCCAGTCGCCGCCAACGCCGTGCTGTACGAAGGCACGCTCTGCTTCGAGGATGCCGGCGGTGACGCCGCTGCGGCGATCGTCGACGAAACGACCAGCTTCCTCGGTATTGTCCGCAGCAAGGTCGACAACACCGGCGGAGCCGACGGGGCCAAGAAGGCCGAAGTCTACACCGACGGCGATTTCGAATTGGTCGGATCTGCGTTTACCGCCGCCGATTTGGGTGCGACGGTTTACGCCATCGACAACTTCACCGTCACCAAAACAGCGACCGATCGGCCTCGCGTCGGCATCATCACCAAGGTGATTTCTGTCGACCGGGTCTTGGTGTCGATCAAGGGCCTCGGCGAAGCCGACCTCGGACCTGTGGTCAGCAGCTAATCTCGCATTGGCTGCTCGCAGCAGACTCTCACCATCAATTCAGCATCAACCTTTGGAACAACCGCCATGCCTCTTGATACAGCCGCTGCGGTGGCCACCTTACGCAGCCTGACCGCCAAGTTCGACAATCGCGTGAAAGCCACCACGCCGATGTACCCCAAAATTTGCATGATCGTCCCGAGCTTCGGAGCCGACAACGAATACGGCATGCTCGGCAGCGTGCCGGGCGTTCGCGAGTGGATCGGCGATCGCGAGTTTCACACGCTCCGCGCCGCGAAGTTCACGATCGAAAACAAGCTGTGGGAATCGAGCACAGTCGTGCGTCAGGTCGATCTCGACGATGATCGCATGGGTATGTACGACCCGATGTTCGAAGACCACGCAACACGTGCCGCACGCCACCCCGACAAGCTGCTCCTGTCGGACATCGTCGTCAACGCCACGTCCCAAACGTGCCTCGACGGTCAGTTCTTCTTTGACACCGACCACTCGTGGGGCGACTCGGGTACGCAGAACAACGACCTGACCGGGGCGATTGTCGCCGCTGCCGATCCCACGCTTAACGAGTTCAAGGCGGCACTCTATGCGTCGCTGCAAGCGATGCTCTCGTTCAAGGACGACAAGGGAGAGTTG